ATGACGGTCATGCAGGCCGAACGCGCCTTCGCGCTCCCCGACCGCTGGAAGCGGCTCGTTGATCTGGGCTTTAGCGCCTTTCCCGTCGAGCGGCGCGGCAAGAAGCCGCTGGGCAAATGGAAAGCCTATCAGGCCGAGCGCCCCGACATCACCACGGTGCGGCAGTGGAGCGGCCGGGACACCAATATCGGCGTCGCGACCGGAGCCGTCTCCGGGCTGCTGGTCCTCGATCTGGACAATGCAGAGGCGATTGCAGAGGCGGAACTGCGGGGCATCCCCGACACCATCACGGTTCGCACCGGCAAGGGGCAGCATGTCTATTTCGCGCATCCGGGCGGGATCGTCGGCAACCGGGCAGGCATCTTCCCCGGTGCCGATATTCGTGGCGATGGCGGCTATGTCGTCGCGCCTGGCTCGATCCATGAGAGCGGCACGGCCTATGAATGGCTGAACCCGCCCGGCCTGTTCCAGCTTGCCCCGGTCCCTGATTGGCTAATGGACATGCTGAGGACGCCTTCGCTGGTTGCTGTCGAGGCCGGGAAGGTCCGCAAAGCCCAGCCCGGCGCAAGGAACGACCAGTTGAACAAATCCGCGTTCCGGCTGGGGCAGGAAGCGGCAAGCGGGCATGTGGATCAGGGCGAGGCGCGCGCGGCGTTGGCGGATGCAGCGCGCGCGGCTGGACTGGACGACGAGGAAACGCGCGCCACGCTCGCCAGCGGGCTAGGCGCGGGGCATGTAACGCCTAAGCGGAACCGTGACCCGTCTGAGGATGATATAGCGCTCGCCTTCGCCGCTCGCCACGGTCAGACGCTCCGCTTCGACCATAATGTAGGCGCATGGTTCGAGTGGGACGGAACCCGGTGGAAGAAGGATAGCTGCCACAGGGCGTTCACCTATGCCCGGCAGATAGGCCGCCAGCGCGGCGCGGCGGGCAAGGCGAATTTCGCCGGGGGCGTGGAGAAGTTCGCCCGCGCCGATCCCGTTCATGCTGTCACGTCCGAAATCTGGGATAGCGACCCGCTGCTGTTGGGCACACCGGGCGGCACGGTGGACCTGCGGACGGGGGAATATGCCCCCGCGAAGCCCGATAACTATATCACCAAACTGACGGGCATTTCCCCGGAACATGGCGAACCGACGCGGTGGCTCCAGTTCCTTGAAGAGGCGACGGCGGGCGACCATGAACTGATGCGCTTCCTGCAACAGGTGGCGGGCTATTGCCTGACGGGCCTGACGAACGAACACGCGCTGTTCTTCATTTACGGGCCGGGCGGCAACGGCAAGTCCGTGTTCCTCAATATCCTGAATTTCATCCTGGGCGACTATGCCACGACAGCGGGCATGGATACCTTCACGGCGAGCAAGAGCGACCGGCACCCGACCGACCTTGCCATGCTCCGGGGCGCGAGGATGGTATCCGCCAGCGAAACGGAGGAGGGCCGCGCATGGGCGGAAAGCCGGATCAAGCAGATGACCGGCGGCGACAAGATCAGCGCCCGGTTCATGCGGCAGGACTTCTTCGAGTTCATTCCCGCATTCAAGCTGGTGATCGTCGGCAACCACGCCCCGGTGCTGGCGAACGTCGATGAGGCAGCGCGGCGGCGGTTCAACATCATCCCGTTCACGCATAAGCCCGCCAGCCCGGACAGGATGCTAGAGGAGAGGCTGAAGGAGGAAGCCGGGCGCATCCTCGCTTGGGCGATCCGGGGTTGCCGGGACTGGCAGGCAAACGGGCTTGTGCGGCCGGAGATCGTGACGGCAGCGACGGCGGAATACTTCGATGATCAGGATTTGTTCGGCCAGTGGATCAATGATCGCTGCGAGCGTTCGGCCAACAAGTTCGAGTTGCCCACGCCTCTCTATAACGACTGGGCATCTTATGCGCGCGCGGCAGGCGACGATCCCGGCTCGCAGCGCGCTATGAGCGGCAGGCTCAAAAGAGCAGGTTTCCGATATGGGAAGAACAACGGCGTTCGGGCATACTATGGCGTTTCGCTGCGCCCGTGTGCTGGTGGCCTGCCATGAGGCAGGGACGCAAGGGACGCTTAGGGACACTTCAAAGTGTTAATCGCCCACACGCGCACGCGCGCATGGAGATTCATAGGGTATATCCGTCCCTAAGCGTCCCTAGTGTCCCTTGGTGGCGCGCATGACCCCTGCCCGCACCGCCCGCCAGTTGGCCCGCGACCTGTCCCGGCTCTCCCCCGACTGGCGCAACCCGGAACGCTTCTTCCTCAACCGCAATGAGATCGAGCGCGCGTTGCAGCGGCTCGCCAAGCAACTGGAGAACCATTGATGGCCCAATGGCCCTACAACACGACGACATGGCGCGACCTTCGCTTTGCGCATCTGGCGCTGTTCCCGGCCTGCAAGGGCTGCGAGGCCATGGGCAGGCTCACCCGCGCCAACACCGTCGATCATATCGTGCCGATCAGCGAGGGCGGCGCGGCCTTCCCCGGTCATGATGGGCTAAGATCATACTGCCAAGCCTGTCACAGCGCCAAGACTGCACGGGGCACCGAGGCAGGCGCGATCCGGTCGACCAAGCCGCGCAAGGGCTGCGATGTGGACGGCTGGCCGCTCGACCCGGCGCATCCGTGGAACAGCGAAAAATCGCTCAGGGCTGACGATCCAAGACCGACGCCGAACCTTCACAATCAGTTAGTTTCAAAGGACAACCTATAATGGGAGCCCGAGGACCGGGCGCGGGACGCCTCAAAGCCGTTGCGGCGCGGGCACCTGCTACCGCTGCCAACCCGTGGGAAAAGGCCGGGATGCCTGCTGCTGACCGCGTGCTGGCGTTTCTGGGCACGTTGCCGATTGTCGCGGGCCTCAAGGCTGGCGAGAAAATGGAGGTGCTGGATTTTCAGGAGCGTTTCGTGCGCGGCGTGTATGCCGAGACGGAAGGCGAGCGGCTGGTGCGCCTTGCTGGCCTGTCCGTGGCGCGCGGCAACGGCAAGTCCGGCCTGCTGGCTGGGCTGGGCCTCGCGCATCTGCTGGGGCCGATGATGGAACCCTATGGCGAGTGCTATGCCGCCGCCCTCGACCGCGAACAGGCGAGCGTGCTTTACCGCATGACCTGCGCCTACATCTACGAAACCCCATGGATGGCCGGACGGGTGAATATCCGCGACCAGACAAAGGAAATCACGGATCACGAAAGCGGGTCGATCTGGCGCGCCCTGACCTCCGATGCTCGAAAGGCGCACGGCCTGGCCCCCTCATTCTGGATCGCGGACGAAGTGGCGCAATGGCGTTCCCGCGAACTATGGGACAATCTGCGGACCGGCATGGCGAAGCGCAAGCACGCGCTGGGCGTGACGATCAGCACGCAAGCTGCGGACGATCTGCATTTTTGGTCGGAAATGCTGGACGCGGAACCGGCGCCATCGGTTTATATCCAGCTTCATGCGGCCCCTGACGATTGCGCGCTGGACGATCGCGAGGCGTGGGCGGCGGCAAACCCGGCATTGGGCGCGTTCCTCAACGAGGATGAATTTGCCGATGCAGCGGCCATGGCCATGCGCTCGCCATCTTTCGCCCCGGCCTTCCGCTTGCTCAACCTCAATCAGCGGATTGCCGCCGAGGGCCGGTTTATCGAACAGGCAGATTGGGACGCGAACGGCGATCCCTTCGACGTGACGGAACTGGAGGGCAAGCGTTGCTATGGTGGCCTCGACCTGTCCAGCACGCGCGACCTCACCGCACTGGCGCTATGGTTCCCGGACGAAGGCAAGCTGCTGGTGTGGCATTGGCTCCCCGCCGATACCATCGCGGCGCGGGTGGAGCGGGACCGCGTGCCCTATGACCGCTGGACTGCCGATGGCTGGGCAGAGGTGACGGTGGGCAATGCCCGCGATGATCTGGCGATTGCGCTGCAACTGGCAGACATTCGTGCCCGCTATGACGTTCAGGGCATCGCCTTCGACCGCTGGCAGATTGCGCGGCTCAACAAGCTGCTGTCGGACGAAGGGATAGACCTGCCCATGGTCGAGTTCGTCCCCGGCTTCCGATCCTATGCAGCGGCGGTGGATGCATTCGAGACTGCGGTGCTGGGCCGAAAGATGCAGCACAACAACAATCCCCTGCTGCGCTGGCAGGCCGGGAACGTGATCGTGGAGTCGGACCCGGCTGGGAACCGCAAACCGACCAAGGCGAAGTCGCTGGACCGGATCGACGGCATCGTGTCCGCCATCATGTCCTGCGGACTTGCGGCGACCGATGAGGGGCCGCAAGTCTATCGCGGTGAAGGGCTGATGTGGGTTTAGGGAAGTCGTATCGCGACCAGCCGCAAAATTCGCCGCATCGCTTCGGGACGGCTGGCACCGGGATCACAACTTTGGCCGCCGATTCCATAATCGGACAGCTTCGGCCTGGTCATCGCGCATTGGCCCCTCCGCGCCGCAAACCTGGCACTTTACTGCGAAAGCCTTGGAAAAGACGTGCTCGTAAAAAATCAGATTGGTGGCGAGGCAGAACGGACAAGGCTCAAGCGGTTGCTCAATGGGCGGGCTACTCATGCCCTATCAGCTTGCCAGCCAGAATCTGGCGAATAGCCTCTGGCCGCGACGGCCGTGGCTCTTGTTGCGCGATCCATGCATCGAGGGCTGCGAGGTCGGCGGGCTGTAGGCGGACGAGTATTCCCAAGCCCTTGCCAGTGGTGGCGGGTCTGCCTCGCTTTTTCGGGATATCACTAATTGACGACATGCAACATTGGGGATATCACAAAGCCGACCTGAAGGAAAGTTGGAGCTTTCCCTCAGGTCTAACCGCAACCGTCTAGTTGGAGACGATCATGGCTAACACCGATCTACGGGCGGATTCCGCCCTTGTCACCCTACCGAATTGCTTACCATCCATGCCTGCCGTGGCGCGCATCCTGTCCCGCTATGACCGCGAGCGACTGGAAGGATTTGTCGCTATTGCAATTGACCTCATGGACCTGATGGACGGCGATCCCGATCTGGAGGACGGCGACGCGGACGAGGACGACGATCCGGCGGGCGGTAACGTCGAGGATGAACGACAAATGGCAGCGGGACAGGACTATTATCGCCTGCCGCCCCGTTACGGCATCGACCAGACCAAGGGGCCGATCAATGAGATCGAGGCTTATCGCCAACATCGGAGGGATATGGGCTGCTTGGATTGAGGATTGTGCCCACCCGCTTTTTGGCGGGCAGGCCAAAGCGCGGCACTTGACACGCTTAAAAGCGTGCCTTATCTCACGCTCTATATTTGGAGCACGCCATGAGATATACCGTCCGCAACATAGAGCGCGAGTTCACGCCAGCCGAGGCGGCGGAGATCACGGGCGTATCGACCGCGCTTCAACGTGACTGGCGGCGGCGCGGGATACTGGCAGAGAAAGTTGAAGGTAAGTGGACGCGCTGGACGCTGAAAGACGTTATCGGGCTGGCCGTCATGAAGCGCCTTTCGGATGCGGGGATTGATGTATCAAAGACCCTGGACGCAGCCGCGATGGCTGTCCTGCCCACCTTTGGATGCATCTACGCAATTGACGGCGCAATCGAGATCACTGGCGCGAAAGTGCCGGACAAGCTCCTGACAGCTATGCTCTACGCCGATGGCATCCAGACCCGTAATTCGGACGGCTCCCCCGGACGTGAGCCGGGCCACTATCTGTTTATCGGTCGAGATTTTGTCAGCGAAGCGGTGCAAACCGCGCGTTTTTCTTCCTTGGCGGGCATGGACGACTTTCTCACCGAGCGCACCTTTGGCCTGTTTTTGGTTTTAGACTGCGAAACACTTGGGTTGGAAATCTTCTATCGCGCTGGCGGGAAGCCGCTCATCCGCAAGGAAATCGAGGCGAGCCACGAATGACGAAATCGCCTCTCCCCAAGGCGTCCGCCGCCGCGTCTGGCACTGCGGAAGGGGTGCACCCCATGGGGACGTTTTGCCCACGCTGCGAAGCGTCGGTTTTCACCGCGCCGGGGGCTTCGGTCCCCGGCCAGATTGAGGAAGTAACATGAAAACGAGTGACTTGATCGAACAGCGGGCGGGGATCGTCGCTCGCATGAACACCGCCCACGAAGCCGACGACAATGCTGCTTTCGAGGCGGCCGAAACCGAACTGCGGGCGCTCGACGCCAAGCTGGATCGCCAGCGCAAGATCGACGACGCCGACCGCGCCGAACCGGGCACGCCGCTCAACGGCGACAACAAGCTGACCAGCGAGATCCGTTCCCGCTTCAACATCGGCCGCGCCATCGCGGGCGCTGCGGGGCTGGCGGTCGATTGGGGTTTCGAACGCGAGGTGCAGACCGAATTGGCGAAGCGCGCCGGTCGCAACGCCGAGGGCGTTTTCATCCCGACCGAGTGCTTTGAAACCCGCGTGCTGACCACCGCCACCGGCTCCGAGCTGGTCCCGACCGAGCATCGCCCGGATCAGTATATCAGCGCCCTGACCGCCTCCAGCGTCGTTCGCGGCATGGGTGCCCGTGTCCTGTCGGGCCTGACCGGCAATCTCTCCATCCCCCGTGAGACCGATAGCCCCGCCATCGGCTGGGTCGCGGAGAATAGCGCCCTGACCTCCGACGATGCCGACTTTGACGCCATCACCCTGTCGCCCAAGCACGCGGGCGCGCTGTCGGAATGGTCGCGTAACATGCTGATGCAGGCCAGCCCGGACGTGGAAAGCCTGTTGCGCGAGATGCTGGCCCGCAACCTCGCGCTGGCGATCGACAAGGCGGCGATCCTTGGCGGCGGGACGAATGAACCCAAGGGCGTCCTGTCCACGGCGGGTATTCAGAAGATCACCGCCCCGACTTCGCTGTTCGATGCGGTGGCCGATGCCGTGGCGCTGGCGGACGTGGCGAATGTGGGCGCATCCCGTGGCCTGCTAACTACCCCGGAAATCCGCAAGATCGCCGCCAAGGCGCTGGACGCCAACGGCCTGCCGATCGGCATCGACAAGGTATTCGGCGGCGTATCGGCGACCTTCTCCAATCAGGTGCCCAAAACGCTGGGCGGCACTCCCGGCACCGAACATGGCATGATCTACGGCGACTGGTCGGAGCTGCTGATCGGCATCTGGAGCGAGATTGATATTCTCGTGAACCCGTTTGAATCGACGGCCTACAGCAAGGGCAATGTCATGATCCGCGCCATGGCGACGGTCGATTGCGCGGTGCGCCACCCCAAGGCGTTCGTGTCGATCGAGGACGTGACGACCGCCACGGCGGCCATGCCGGCGGTGACTCCGTAATGGCGGCCGGGGACGATATGGAGCGGCGGGCCTTTAGCGAGGTCCGCGCCTCCGGGCGGCGGCTGGAAGGCTATGCCGCCACCTTCGGCAGCGAGGCGGCTATCGGCGGTTTCCGCGAGCGTATCGCCCCCGGTGCCTTTCGTGGCGCGCTGGCGGGGGACGTGCTGGCGATGCTGGACCATGACCCCGGCAAGGTGCTGGGGCGCACCCGTTCGGGCACGCTGCGGCTCACAGAGGACGCGAGGGGCCTCGCCTTCTCGCTCGACCTTCCCGATACGCAGGCGGGCCGTGACGTGCTGGCGCTAGCGGAACGCGGCGACCTTGGCGGCATGTCCTTCGGCTTCACGGTGCCCAAAGGCGGCGAAAGCTGGCAGGGGGAGACCCGGACGCTTCGCACCGTGGATCTGAAAGAGATCAGCGTCGTGCAGGCGTGGCCCGCCTATCCCGACACGGAGATCGCGCTGCGCAACCGTGGCCATGATGACCATGGCCTGCGCCGCCGCCGGTCCCTCATTCTCGCGGAGGTGGCCCGTGCGATTGGCTGACCGCATCCTGTCCCGGCTGGGCTATGAGCGCCGCGACGCCAGCGATCCGTCATGGGCGGCGCTGGCTCCGGGCATCGGCTATCATGCGGGCGTGTCGGCGCGCTATGCCGAGAATATGAGCGCGGTGCTGGGCTGCGTGAACGTGATCGCGGACAGCCTCGCCAGCATCCCGGCGCTGGTCTATCGGCTGGAGGGCGAAAACAGGATCGAGGCGATGAGCCATCCCCTGCGCCGCCTGACCGTCAACGGCGTCAATGAGGGCATGACCTGGCCGGAGTTCATCGGCCATCTGGTCGCCTCCACGCTGCTGACCGGCAACGGCCTTGCCGAGATCATCCGGGCGGGCAACGGGCAGTTGTCGGGCCTCGCCTATATCCCGTGGGGCATGGTGACGGTCGCGGAACTGTCCAGCGGCAGGCTGGCCTATGATGTGTCGGACGGGCGCGGCCATGGGCGCCGCCTGCTGGCCGGTGAAGTCATCCACCTTCGCGACCGGACTGATGACGGCAAGATCGGCGTGTCGCGCCTGTCGCGCGCCGCTGATGCCGTCAATGCCGTGGACCTTGCCAACCGCCATGCGCGGTCCTTCCTCGCCAATGGCGCCAGCCCCAGCGGCATTATCGAGGTGCCGGGTACGATGAAGCCCGATCAGCGCACGGCGCTGCGCGATCAAATCCAGTCGGGCCACGGCGGCGCGGCCAATGCTGGCAAGACCATGATTATGGACGGCGGGATGACGTGGAAGGGCGTGTCCCTGTCTCCAGAGGACAGCGAACTGCTGGAAACCCGGAAGTTCGGCACGGAAGAAATCTGCCGTCTCTTTCAGGTGCCGCCCCCGCTGGTGCAGGACTATTCGCACAACACCTTTACGAACAGCGAGACGGCCGGGCGCTGGTTCGCCATGTTCACGCTGGCCCCGTGGGCGCGAAAGATCGAGGCGGAATTTGCCCGATCCGTATTCCCCTCCAATGGTCCTTACGAACTGGAACTGGATCTGTCCGGCTTCCTTCGCGGCGACCCGCAAACCCGCTGGCAGGCCCACGAAATCGCCCTGCGCAACAATGTGCTGGACGCCAACGAGGTTCGCCAGATTGAGGGCTGGAACCCGCGCGCCGTCGACGCCCCTAAAACTGGGGAGGTTACGGAATGACTGATCTTGTCACCCTCGCGGAAGCCAAGCTGCACCTGCGCGTCACCCATGACGATGAGGATACGGCCATCGCCATGATGATCGCGGCGGCGTCGGAAGCCGTGGCGGACGTGGTGGCGGAGATCGCCCCCGGCGCCATCCCCGTCCGCCTGAAACTGGCCGTCCTGACCCGCGTAGCGATCATGTTCGACAAGCGCGATAGCATCGAGGCGGGCAAGGGCGAACTGCCCATGCTGACGCCATTGCGGAGGTTGGAGGTCTGATGGCTGCCCGCCGCGCCTTGATCCGTGAAGCTGATCTGCGCCGCTGGGCGCGGATTGCTCGCGATGAGGGCGTGGCGATCCGTGGCAGCATCGCTCCCGATGGCACAGTGCAAGTTCTTGTGGAGCCGGGGCGCGTACGCGACGATGGTAATAGCTTCGATCAGATGATGGGTGGTGCACGTGGCTAAGCGGTGGCTCCCGCAATGGGTAAGCGAATATAAGGACCGGCACGGGAAGGCTCGCTATCGGTTCCGGCGCAAGGGCTTCGCTCAACATCTGTTCAAGCACGCTCCCGGCACGGATGGTTTCCGGCAGGAATATGAGGCTTGCAAACAAGGCATTGCTGCGGAGCCAATCGCCCCCGGCGTCGATCGCATTGTCCCCGGCAGTTTCAACGACTTGATCGCCCGCTATTATCGCTCCCCTGACTTTCTCGACCCCGGCGAGCGTACGCGCGTCGTCTATCGCGGCGCGATCGAGCGGTGGCGCATCAAATATGGCAAGGCGATGGTGCGCGACCTGGCTGCGCGTCATGTCGAAAGCATGATGGCGGAAATGCTGCCGCATCGGACAGCCGCGAACATGCTGCGGAAGCGGCTCAATGCTCTGATGAAGTTTGCCATCCGGCAGGGCATGGCAACGAATAACCCCGTCACGGCAACGAAGCCTTATAGGGTGGATGGGGAGGGCTTCCACACATGGAGCGAGGCGGAGATCGCGGCCTATGAGGCGCGCCATCCGCTAGGCACGAAAGCGCGTCTCGCGCTCGACCTGATGCTATGGACAGGCCAGCGCGGCGGCGATGCCCGCGTGATGGGACCGGGAAATATTCGTAACAAGCGGCTCGTGGTGACACAGGAGAAAACTGGTGCGACGGTCTCGCTGCCGATCCTTTCCCCGCTGGCGTCATCCATCCTCGCCACCCCATCGGGCGCAATGGTTTTCCTGCTCAGCGAACACGGTAAACCATTCAGCCGCAAAGGCTTCGGCAACAAGATACGGCAATGGTGCGATGAGGCTGGCCTGTCGCAGTGTTCGGCGCATGGGCTTCGTAAGGCCGCCGCGCGGCGCTTCGCGGAAGCTGGCTGCACAAATCAGCAAATCAAATCCTGGACCGGCCACACGACCGATAGCGAGGTGGCGCGCTACACAGCCGCCGCCGATCAGCAGGCGCTTTCGGACGCTGCCGCTGAAATGCTGATGGCTAACCTTGCCGATAGGTTAGCCAATCGGGTCTCTAACCCCCTAGAAAAGGAGGCTTAA